AGGAGACGTTGAATATGATGAACTTGCACGTTCGATTGATCCACGCATTGAAACCGGTCACGAAGTTTTAGATGAATTTTTTAGAACCGATTTCAGTCCGGTGACTGGTCAATGGGTTCACAATCATCCTGAACGTGACAAACTTCGTGATCTTTATCATCGTGTTTATAAGAAAAAACCGATCAGTTACGATCAGAAACACAATCGTGATTTGTTTGGACCAATATTAAAGAAACCTGAACCTGTTAAACATTCGTGCCGCGTATGCGGTAAAGATGTAACTAAAAACCCCGTTTATGGTGGTTGTCACTGCTAAAAAAGGAATGATCCAATGATGAAACATGAAATACGTACTTGCAATGAATGCGGTATGTTACAAACTGTTAAAGTGAAAAAACCGAACCACATTCTTCACATTATTTTATCGGTGTGCACGTTTGGTTTTTGGCTGATAATTTATCTTGCTGCAGCTTTTGAAGCATGGGCGGCACCGGCACCAAAATGTCACGGATGCAAGGCTAAAATAAAATGACACGCAAATGGCAACCAAAAATCAAGGTTGCTTGCGGATCGTGCGGTTGGCGTGGAAAAAGAACAAGAAGGATGCTGACTAAAAATTGTCCAAAGTGCAATCATTATTACCCGAAACCATCTAACTATGAGAGTAAGAAAAAATGTTAAAATACCTCTTGGCGATACTCATAATTATTGCACCTGTGGGTGCTAATGCTGAAACCCGCACATATATTTTCAATGGTTTATTCGGTGGTTTACCATCAATCGGTTACGGTATGCGAAACCTGGCCGGTAAAATTTCAGGGTCAATATTAAAACCACATCGTTCTGATGTGACGAAAAAAATCATCGCAGACTATCGTTCACGGTCGATCACAGGTGTGAATCTGATTGGTCATTCACTTGGCGCGATACGTGCAAACAGGATCGCCACGGAATTAAAAAAGCACCGCATACCGGTTCGCTATCTGGCATTGATCGATTCACCACGGAACTTAACGGCACCGCGTGGTGTTCGTTGCAATGTGTTTCGGCAATGGAAAAAAGGTACTGTTAAAAATTGTCGTGAAATCGTCACCGATGCAAGAAGTCATTTGCAGATCGGTGACGACATTAAAGTTCATCGAACGATATTAAACGCTATTCGTTAACGTTTGAAAAGTGCAGCGGTTTCATAGACGAAATAAAACCCGTAAACGACCATCATCAAGTTCCACAGGTCCGGTGACAAACCGTCTGTGGAACCAAGCTTTAAAAGCTTATCCCACACAATTACTTTCCAAATGAACAAACCAAATGGTGCGGCTAGAAATATTCTAGCAACAACGTTCCAGTTACTTTTCGCTTCAGCAACAAGAACGGCACGCCGGTTTTCAAGTGTGCCAATTTCTTTTTCAAGTTCAATTCGTTCTGACGCATTTTTTGCTTCAAGCGCGTCTTTTCGCATTTCGCGAATGCTTCCAGTGATGGCAGAAACGCCACCACCAAGAAGCCACGAAGCAAGCTTTGCAAACATCACACGTCTTCTTTACGTGCGAATTTATCACCAAGACCAATCAAACCACTTCCTAAGAAGATTAGTGAAGCGGGTGATGAATCACCACCTGAAAAAGCTGCAAGAACTTCTGCGATTGCTGAAGCCTTGTTACTATCAGGATTTAGAATCATTAACACGCCGATGATGATCATTAACGCACCTGACCACCATGTCAGTGATACAGGTCTGAAATATCTGAAACCTTTAAACATTAGAAAAAACTCCCGATCCAAGTTGTTATGTTATCCCACCATGAAACCGTTAAGGCAGTGACTGCAACAACCGCGACTGCACCAGTTTTAACAGGTGGTTCAGTCTTTTTCGGAATTGTTACAGGCGGGTTGTCACCAGCATATTCAACCAGTGTGACATAAAAAGTTTCTTGGTTGTGACGATCCAAAAGACCTTTCACAAGTTTGTAAAATTCATCCCATTGGTGCGGTGGAACAGTTTGACAACCAAGTGATGAAGTACCGTTTACACCACCCCTGTGAAAGTTGATGTGGAACATTCCGTGATCTTCACCAACTTTATCACGAACAACTGTCACGTTCGAATTCTGACGGAATGCAGGGTAAGGACCAGCTTTACGACTATAACCATGTAAACCAGGTTTATAACGCACCGCTTGTGGTGATTTCAGCGTTGCCACGCGCTTTCGATACACTGAGGGGTCAGAATTACCATTGAAGCACTGAACGCCGTCAGGGGTGACGACAAAGATTGCGTCATCATACATGCGACGATCATTGCGACCTTTTGCACCCATTGAATCCTGATAGTAACCACGAACCATCAAAACCTTCACAGGATCGTCACGCCGCGATTCAGGCGTCATGTCACTGAACTTCTTCAGAACAGCACGTGTGACTTCATCAGATTGACGCGGTCGATACAACGGAAGGATTTTTGAATTCGGGTTCTTAACACGTGGTTTGTCATTCACCGGCGCAGATTCTGAAGAAGATTTACCTGCAACCGCTTTCAGTGTTTTAGGGCCAGCTTTACCGTCAGCCTTCATACCGTTCGCACGTTGGAATTCAAGAACAGCGGCTTCAGTACCGTGACCAAATTTATCATCAAGCGCACCGTTATAGAAACCAAGTTCATGAAGGTCTTCAATCAGTTTACCGACATCAGGACCGGCTTCACCACGTTCAAGCATTCCGTCAGCCATAGCATTTAGAACCGGTGAATGTGATTCACTTCCGACACCTGTGTAAATTCCATCGCTTAAAAGAAGTGCTTCTTCTTTACGACGACGAACCAAGCCACGAAGTTTCTTACCGCGTGCGGTCACCCCTGTGGTCGAAAGCAGTTTTGCACCAGCTTTAACATCACCGCGTTTAATTGCTGCAGCCCATTTCCATTTCAATGAACCAGGTCCAAGATTGTAAACAGGTGAAACCATTCCGTCATAAACATTTTGTGCAACTTTCTTTTTCAGAAAATTGTTCACAGCTTTACCATATTCTGTGTCAACCAAGAACTGAAGTGCATCATCAGCTTCAGCACGTGTCATTGATGCACCGCGTTCAAATGCTATGCCTGGTTTGTTCTTTTCCCACCATTTACGGAACGATACTGACCGCCATGTGAAACCTATTCCGATTGTCGGAATTCCCACAGGGTCAAGATACCAGTTCGACATAAACCCTTCATGTAATCGCGTGAAGGTCGCGCCATTCTTTGAAAATTTATTCAACATCACCCGTCATCCTTTTTTCGTGTGAATCGTCTTAACACCATACCTAAATAACCAAGTCTTGTCTTCCACACTGGTGCATGGTTAGACAACGCGACTTCATACCATTGTGCATCAGCACTTTGCCGACGCCAACCTTCTTCAAGCAAGTGGTCGTGAATCAGTGCTGATTTAAGAAAATATGGGTCATCAGGTGACCACAGCCATTGAAGAGGTTTCGGAACACTGCTTTCGAATTCACGACCTGGTGCAATTGTCAGGGTGTAAGGACCGTTTTTGATCCCGATTGACCATGACATTTCAGAAACAGTGACATAACCACGTGAACCGCCTTTTGTACACCAAGAATTATCCACCATTTAATACCGCCATAAATTCCGCAATAGCTGATGACATTTGTTGTTCAAGTGATTCAAGAATTGTTGGAATTTGCTTTTTATCAGTAGCAGAATTCAAAATTTCTTCAGCGGTACGTTTCAAACCACCAGCTTTTGAAGTTAACAAATCCATAGCTGCAGATTTTGCAATAATTTTTTCAGCCATGACCTGTGCGGCTGTGTCACCTAAAGCATTGATTTCAGCCTGTGTCATCAAACCAACAAGAAGTAATTTTTCATGTTCACCTTGTGACGTGACATATTTTACAGCCCATTCTTTTTGTAAAGGCCATGTGTCCCGTTCTTCTACGGTTGCGTTACCTGAAAGATCGGAAAGAACTTGTGCGTGCCTTGATTTAATCAGATCATTCGCGTCAGAAACGACTTGCTGAAGTGTTCGTAAATCAGGTTTTTCAGATAAAGCGTTTGGCGGGATCACTTCGTTAATTTTAGAAATTGTTATTTCAGAACCATCTTCAAGCCAATAAATTTTACCACGAAGATCAGGAACAACAGACCATTCATCTTCGTTAAAGATGGCAATTTCATTATTTTTTGAAGATGGTGGCTTTTTATTTGTTGAATTTGCTGGCCCAGAAAGAACACCTTTTTGACGAATAGTTTCGCCAAGATATTCTTTTGTCATCGGATCGTATGCATACATTCTAGTCATGTTTAATAATCCAATTTTTTGAAATGTTTCTAGGTCGTGTTTCAGGACCACCAGTGGCACTAGTTAAACCATGAATTTCAGAACCTTCAGCTGTGTTACCAGCCGCAGGTTCATACAAATTCCCTGAAGTTGCGGCGGTTTGACCTTGGCCGAAAGGAAAACTTGTTATAGGGCTGTTAGATGGCACATTATTGCTTGAAATTGAATCTTCGTGCTGGTGACTTTCAACCTCATGGCCTTGTAAAGAGCCTAAAACGCGTCCTATATCTATGCCGCGACCGTTGTCGTTACCTCGGATAAATTCAGCCCTTACATCTGGTAAAATGTTACCGCCTAAATGCGTATTTAATAACGGGTAAACAATGGCGTCAAAAGTTGAACCATCTTGAATAAACCATCCTGCAGGTGGTGTTGCGTTATGCCAAGGCATTTCAGAACCCACAAAAAAACCTGAATCTTGATTGTTTATTAAATCTAATAATTCACCTAAAGTATCACCTTCAGGTGCAGCGGTCCCTAATAATTCAGACTTTAAAATATTTAAAATTTGTCTGACTGTTAATTGAACAGTCAGACCATTGTGCATTGCGGGTATCACATGTTGATCAGAAGGTTCTAAAGTTGTAGGTAAATCATCAATCCTGATAGTTTCATCAGTCATTACAGAATCACCCCGTATTTAATTTTCAACAAAAGATTTGCATTCGAAGAATTCTGATAGTAACCAATCATTCGATAACGATCTTTCACCACGACACCGTAGTTATTTTCATTACCTGAATTCAAGTCAGTGTCATTCACAGCTGACATAAAACTTAACGGTTTTCTTGCCATATTTAAATCTATAAAAATACCGTTCGTAATGTCATTAGGGTCAAAATTTTCTTGATAAGTATAATTAGCAGCATCAAAACTCATGACGCCTTCTATTCTGTGACGATCTTTATTTATCAGATTTGTTATTGTTGAAACATTACTAGAATTTGTGATGATTCTTGACACAAGCATGTCATCATATCCCGTATCAAAAGAATCATCGGTTTCAGGTAAAGTGTTAGGATTATAAGAAGGTTCAGTTAAATCTTTTAACTGAAAACCGTTTGTCGGGTTCCATCGAAGGTGATAAGTCTTGCTAGGATCAGTTGTAAAATCTTGTTGTATTGTTGATTGTGGTGACACACCACGATGCATAAAATTAACACTACCTGGCAACCTGATCGTACCCGATGCAGGGCTTGTAACGTTGACTTTACCGTCAGAAGTTAAAAATTCAGGAAACAAAGGAAGTCTGCTAACAGCCTGTGACAACAACAAATAACCGGTGGTGTCACCTTCACCGGTAGCAGCATCAATTAAAGCTTGAATGTTTAATAACGTCGTATTAACCACGCTGTCATCACCAGTAACACCACCTGCTTGATGGATAGCATTTAGTTCAGACCATAGTTGCCACATTAGACCGTTGAATAACCTTTGGTTCGCTGGTCCACACGGGAAACCATTTTGTTTTTCATCCGCATTAGCTAAACGTCTTTCTGCATCACGTGCAAAAGGTGTTGAATAATCAGCCATTTCTAAGTCCCTTTAACATTCATAAGGTTTTACATCCACTTCACACATCCAAGGCGCGTCACGTGTCATGACACCAGTTGTTATCACAGTGTCATTTTGATTTGTCAAATATCCATCATTCGTCGTCAATTTTACTGCATCAGACCAAGGTTCACAAAAACCACCCCATCCGTCACCGAATCCAAAAACTTTGATATTGTCAAAATGAAATCTAATTTCAATACCTAACGCAACTGGTAATATGCGGGGATAAAGTTGTAATAAAGCAATTTCAGCATCAGAAAGAGTTTTGTTAGGTGCAACAATCACCCTGTTATCAAATTGATTCAAAACTTCAGCTTGATCGCCGAATAAAATTTTTACAGATTCGTTTAAAGAATTTGAATCAAATAAAGATTTCATTTGATAACGACGAACTTTTAAAAATTTTCGATAAATTTCATCATCAATGATGCATATGTCACCTGCACCAAATTCGCCGCATTCAACCCATGTTACGGAATCATCACAAAAACCCGCTATCGGGTATTCTTCAACAACACCTTCACATTCAAAACCGAAAACAGGTTGGACATCACAAATACAATGACAGCGCGGCCACCCCAATCTTTTACCAATTATTGTCAATTGATCGCCGATAGCTGTTTCAATATCAAAGAATGAAGGAAGGTCACAAATTTTTACTGCTGTTTCGGCAACCGCGTTTAAATAAGTTCGTAATACAAAAAGTAATTTAGGGCTTTCACGATATTGTGTCAGAACTCGGTTAAGACGTTCTTCAACAAGACTTGCTGCAGAAGGGCATATTTGGTCACTCATGACACAAAACTCACGGTGATATTATTTTCTAAAAACTTTGCTATTTCAATAAAAGCTATAGGCACCGTTTCATTTGATAAATATTCTTGTTCATCACGTTCACCAATTATCGAATGAACTTCCACGTTGCCATAAAAACTTTCTATGATCGATCTAACGTTATAGAAACTCACATCTAAACCATTTATTCTTTGTTCATTCCATTTTTCAATCAGCGTTTCTTTTATGGAAGTTGTTGACGGTGCAGGACATCCAAATTTATCTTTACTAGTTTTCACTTGAACTGAAAGATTGATGTCAATTTCAAAAGGTCTAATTATCGAAAAAGAGCGACAAAATCCGTCAATTTGTGATTCTATTCGAGTATTACCATAAGTATTCACACCTGGAACCACGTATTTACGAATTGCTAAAGCTATTTCAATATCAGAACCACCTATCACGGCAACAGCAACGGTCCCTGTTTCAAGATTATTAGAATCAATTTCACCAGTTTCATTAACAAAAACCTGCGCATACGTTACACCGTTAAGACCTTTCACAGCATGTGACAAATCCTGAATATCCACACGGGCTTGACCGTCATTCGTGATAGCCTTACGCAATTCCACATCGTCAGAATCACCACGATTAATCAAACGAAGTCGTGAAAGAATGTCTAACCGATTACCTTCAGCTTGGTCAGGATCAATTGACTGATAAAGATCAAGGTTACGTTCATCAATTTCAGCCACAAGATCGGCTATCAACCCATTCAGTTGACCAAACGGTGATTGTGATGTTTGAATAACACCAGGTCCAAATTCAGTGATCATTGCAGCTTCAAGTTCCGCAAGAATCACTGCAATCGGTTTTCTAACATAACCGGTCGGCTGAATACCGTATTCGCTCATAAGTCAACCCTTTCATCGTATTCAGTCTTAACCGAAATGTCATATGATTTCAAATGTCTTAAATTCTGATCGAACCTTATACTGAAAGATTCGATATCCGTCACGCCGTCTGTTTCAAGAATTTCGGTTTTTGTCAGTGCTTCAGCAAGTATCGGGTTGTAAGTTTGACCTAAAATATCAGTCAACCATGTCACACCGGCATCTTTGTCAAGAAACCATTCACCTTCAAACGTCATCAATCGTTGCCGTGCGTGCTGACCGATAGCTTCAGCATTTTCGACAATCGCAAGATTTCCTGATTCATCAAGAAAAATGTCAGCTGGATCGTCACCGATACGCTTTAAAGCAAGACCTTTTCTGTTCAATGTCGTCATAATGCCATCGCTCTTAGTTTACCAGCAATCGTCGCGTATTGCGCTTGATGTTCCAACTGGTGACCTGAACCAGCTGACGAACCGTGATTTATAACCAACGTGTCAGACGCAAGTAATTCGACAAGTTGTGCCATCAGATCATACCAGTTACCTTGCGCACCTTCCATCTTAAACTTACCGTCTTCACTCATTTCCATTTTGAAATCACCGTTAGCCGAACGAATTTCAAAATTAGTGTTGTTAAATGCCGGTATCGGATCAGTGAGTGGTTCACCACCATCAAGAAATGCTTCCATGTCTGAAAGCGACATTGACCGTGTTTCTTTAGGTGATTCGTGTGAACCACCTGTGTGATATTCTTCACCGGATCGCATTTGCGGTCGCAGTGTTACCATATCACCTTCTTTAACCGGTGTAGTGATTACAAAACCACCCATTTTAGGAAACCGAACCGGCACTTCAAGAAGTTCAGGCATGTTAACGGGTTTACCGTCATGCACTGGTCGATAAGTTGGTTGAACCGTGATGGTCTGATTTTCAGGATTAAACGAAACCACTTTACCAGGCATTTCACCAAGCATTGATTCGCGCTCACTTTGTGCTTGAATTGCCACGCCTTCACGTGGATCATTTGTCGCTTTACCGCGTGCGCCCATACTCATATCATGTCACCCCTTCATCAACTTTGTCGCCATTTATCGCTTCACCGTGAACGGATGCAATAAAATCGCCTTGTCGGTTATCGCCTGAAAAATCAACTTTACTAACACGATAAGTGTCACCTTGTGAATTCATTTCAAGAACTTCACTTTCAACTTTCACTGTTCTGTTCGGTCGAATAGCAGGGTTCAAAAGACACTTCACTTTAACACCATTGTCAGTGATTGTCGGTGATCCAATCATACCGCTTTGCGCGTTAATTAGAACTTCACCAGGCAAGTGACCGTCAGAAGGTATGACTTCCATCACACCGTTCTGAACAGACCAATAAAACCCATTACTTCGACCAAGCGTGTTCAGTTCACGCACGCACCCGCCACACATTGAATAAGGTCGCTTAAGTGTGCGGATGTCGTCAGGAAACTTCCATTCACCTTTGTCAACATCGTGCTTCTTCATTTCATCGTAAAGACCGGAAACAACATCTTTCACAGGGGTTCCGGTTGGATATGTTTTCGAAATTGTTGCTTTACGTTGTGCTTTATCACCATCGCCACATGACACCGTTGTAATGATGTCAGGTCCGTCACGATCATGTTGCACGTCACGAACAAAGCCTTTTGCAATAGTGCTTAAATTACCACCACCTTCAGGCGGCACATAACCCGCTTCAAGTTCAACTTTATCAAGTTCTTTACCGATTGAATTTCGGTGATCAGCGTTTAAATTCCAAAGCTTTATTTCAAACTTATTCGGTGATCCGCTAACACCTTTAGACACTTCAAAAGCCACGCGCAATTCATGCGTCATCACTTCATTAGAAGGATTAACGATGAAGCCACCATCAAAGGTGACACGTGTTTTACGAAGCCACTGACGCATCTATTTCTTCCTGTGAAGCATGATAAATTGTAACTAAACCATCGGGTAACTGATCACGACCAGGATCGGAATTTTTATCTGAATGTGCAAACATTACACCGATATTAAAATCAAATGCTGCAAGCATGTCAGAACCCGTGACAATCTTTCGACCGTGAAGAACCGGTTCACCATCAACTGAAATGTCGGCTGACCACCGATCATTGAAAACAGCGTACCATAAACGAATCGTTACACGCTGATTATTCACAACGGTGGAAAATTGCTGATCCGCTTCATCTGTTATCTTAAATTCAATCATCCGAATAAACTTTTCGCTAAGGATTGGCTTTTTGCAGGTGATGTTGCGCGTGCAGGTGTGTCACCACGTGTGACGGTTCCTGAAGCCCTGTTTGCCGTTGAAGGGTTTGCTGAAGACGCTTTTGAAGGCGTCACTGACTTACTGCTTTTCGTGCCGCCTGGTTGTGCTTTTTTACCACCGCCTGACGCACCAGAACCACCGCTTGATTGCGATGACGAACTTGTGGCTGTACTGACAATAATCACTTCACGAAGATAAACCGTGGCTTTTAAAACCGCGTAATTATCTTTGTCACGGTAAGCGTCAATCGCTTGCACCAGCATGTTTTTATAAAGCTTCAACCCCGTGATCAAATAGAACGGAACACGGCTTTCTTGAAATGCCACAATTGCATTATATGTCAAAGCAGCATTCGCATCAGCAATATCAAGCGTGACTTCTTTTGGCTTAACATAAACATGATCATTCACTTCAGCACCTGTTTCAATCGGGTTACCGGTGATTTCAATAGATGAACTGTGACTTTCGGAAATCACACACCCAATCGGAACAGGACCGATTATCGAAGAAAAAGCAATAACAGACATTAGAAACTAGGCTCCATTTCCAACTGTGAACGCTGTTTTGCGACTTCACCGGCCACAGCGTTACCGGTTGCGTTTGCTGCAGCGCGTGGTGCTTGCGAAGCCTGATTAACAGTCTGATTAACAGTTACGTTTGAATTCACAGGTGCTTGACGATTATCTTGACGCGAATCGGTGATGGTTGCGTTCACGGCTTGATCGGGAACCATTTTCGCAAGGTTATCGTTCAAGTTACCGGTCACCCTTTCCCATTCTTTACGTTGCATTTCAAGTTTTGCGTCAAGTGCATCATTGGTCAAAGCCACTGAACCACTTTGACCAGTCGGTAACGGTTTGTCAGCTTGCGGTTTATTTGAAGGCGTTATTTTACCAGCGTTCGGGTTCGGTTGTGCACCTGGTCCTTCATCACCACCTTCAATCCCGACGAATTTTTTAGCCCAATCAGGAACAAGCGAAAGGAACCAAGTTTTAATTTGTTCACCAATGATCTTCATTCCATCCCACATTGCCGTCATGATGCTGGTTCCTAAACCGGACCAGTCAATTTCTTTCACCCATTCGACAATACCTTGAAACATTCCGACAATGTTTTCTTTGATACCAGGGAAAACAGCGTTCAAGGCGTTGAAGAAAAGTGTCGGAATAGGTGCGACAACCGCAACTAAAATTTCAGCCCATGAAGCATTTTGAAACCAATTACCGAACATCGTTGCAAGTTCACCGACTTTACCTGAAAGCCAATTCCAACCCGCTTTTATTTCATCCCAAAAATAATAAACTAAACCTGCACCAGCACCGGCAAGAAGAATTCCCCACCCTATCGGGTTGGACAGTAACGCAAATGCTGCAACAGCACCTTTCATAATCAACGGACCAAGTGCCGCAAGACCTGACATCACAGCTGGACCCCATAAAGTCACGGCGGCAAGCATTGCCATTCGCATTGCAGCAAACCGACCTGCTATAATGGGAATTAACGCCATCAGTCCAAGTTTGGTGATTGTCGCTAATATTCCTTTCACAAACAATCCAAGAATTTTAAACGGTGCTAAAAGGAATGCCGTCGCCATTGCTACAGCTACAGCACCACCAAGACCTGCAAGGGCTTTTGCAACATCATCGGAAACACCGGTTAGTTCTTTGATTTTTTCAATGAAGTCGCCAATGAAACTTTCACCACCTTGCAGGTATGAAAGGAAGTCATCAACCGCTAACGCTAAGACACTAAAAATAGTGATCAAAGGGAATGCACGTGCAATTAAGAAACCTAAAATACCACCAATCACCATCAACGGTTGTTCAAGTTTATCAAAATGTTCAGCAATGAATGTGATGTTACGAACAATACGTTCAGCCACGAGTTCAACAAAATACATCGCTTTCGATAAAGCGTCAGAAATATTTTCAGCCCAACGATCAAGCGTGCCGTCAGCGTCCATTTTACCAAGATAATCAAGAACTTTCTGAAGATTTGCTTGCGCATCACCAAAGAAACCGGCTTCACCGATACGACGTTTAAAATCAGTCCACGTGTCACCAAGGTTCGACATCATGCCGTTCCATGTTCGTGATTGACGATCCATTGCACCAGAAAAACGACCACCTAATGTGTCAAGCAAAAACGCACGAATTTCGTTACTGTTTTTCTTAACAGTCTTGGTCAGTTCTTTACCGTTTTCAGTCCATGCAAACGTGACGTTATCGCCTTGCGTTTTTGCTTTAACACCGAATTCTTTTAATCGTTCAAATTCCCCTGTGGCAGCATCCGCAAAAGCTTCAACAGCTTGTTCAAGGGGTTTACCCATAGCTGACGCTGTGTCACCAAGAACACGAAGCGCGTTATCGGCTATAGGATCAATCCCGTAAGCTTTTAGTTTAACGAATGAATCGGTCACTTGTGCGACATCATAAGGTGTTGTTTTACCGAATTCTGAAATCCAGTCTAATGACGCACGGGCTTTTTCTGCACTTCCTTCAATCGTTTCAAGCGTTGCCTGATATGATTCGAATTGTGCATT